AAAATCGCATTAAAGCGTGCCAAAAGAATAATAGTTTGTTGAGAGGTCTTACCTCCCATAAATCCCGACAAAGCCGCCTCAAGATTTATTTTAGACACCGATTTCATATTCTCATTAGTATCCAACGCGGAGATGACATATAGGCATTTTTCCTTATTCGTTTCAAGTTTGGATATGTCTATAAATCCCGCATCTATAATATTGGTTCCGTCATAAAAAGCGTAACCCACCGTTCGAGTACTGGCATCAAGTCCAAGTGTAATCATATGTCAATACGTACAACATAAACCCCGCAAAAAGAGCGGGGTTAGTTTTTATAACTTGTTGTAATTTACTGTTTCGCTTACGGGCGGTATCTGCGGGTGTCCAGTCCTTTGATGTACAGCGAGTAATCGTTGCTCAATCCGCCGTTTTGAACCACTTTGAGTTGCGATAACTGTTGCAACACTTTCACTTGAAATCCATTTGGATTTTGATTGGCAGCACCTTGCTGGCTGGCGGCGTCAATGACTCCCGGTGGAACTGGTCCATTCGGGTCTCCTAGAATTTTCTTAACTTCAAATGCCCCGCCAGCATGTTGCTGTGCATAGCGCACGTCTAAGGTGGTAGTGAGGCTTGGACGACTATTAGGAGTGGGCATAAAATTGTATGGTTGAATTTGTCTCGGCGTCATATAGACGCTCGTTTGTTTCATCGTAACGCAAAAACAAACACGGATTTATCTTTCTTATTATTCGTGACTGTCTTTGAAAATCTTTTTGTCTATAACACGGAGTTTGATGCGTTTTTTCATCATACTCAAAAACAATGTTTTTGTCTTTATCATATCCGTCCATCGAATATCCGGCTGCTCGAACTTCCCCGCCATTTAGAGCATGTTGTAGATTTAATCCAAACGCATTATTTATCCTATCAATAAATTGACACGCAATTCTATTGTATGCCGGTCCTTTATACCCAAGTTTTTCTATCTGGTGTAATCTGTGTTCTCTTAATTTTTCTCGGGTAGATTCTGCAATCACTTTATTCCGAAGTTTTTTTCGAGTTTCCTCCGATGGTCTAACCCCAAGCGTATGTTTATTTCCAATCAACCCCAACGACATTCTCTTTTTGGCATCTTCCGAATGTTTGTAACCAACGGAATATGTGTTCCCTTTGTTTCTGACGCTGATAGCAATCCTGTTCTTTTCAGATATGGGTTTTCCAAATCGTCCGTTGTTTTCTCCTATTTGTCTGCACGAATGACATGTATTTTTTTCACTGTGCCTCAAATAACACGCCGACGAGTCAGCAGCACGCTTATTGGCATAGATAATCTCCCTGCCACATGAGCATTTCCTGCACCATTGCATTTGTTCGTTTTGATACAATGTAATCATCATCTATAAATATGACCCAACGGACAAAATACTACCATAAAACAGATTTCATGTCAATATTAAAAATCCATCTTAACGACAAAATTGATTGGCAATTCGGGCGTAATCTTAATGGGTGTTCCGAGTTTGGCTAGAGCCACTAGCTCCAGTCCGCTATAAAGCCCAATGGTTGTGGTCATTGGAGCCAAGAACGAGCCTGTCTTGTCGAAAGCACTCAATCGCTCATAGTCCAAGAAATCGGATTTGATGGCGGGTTTGGAAAACTTCTGACTCAACCCATTAAGATAGTCCATAACATCACTGAAAAGACGGCGATGGCATGAAGGCGTAATGAACGTGGCGTAGTTTTCTTGGGTCAATCTGTGAGTGAAATACTTCCACATGATATTCATATCCCGATAATCAATGCGGAAATCTTGGTTGAGGTCAAGAGTAGTTTGCATCTCGGTATCAACAGTTTCCCATCGGAGTAAACTTTCACTCACTAACTGCGGCGTAGTGGCGTCATCGGTATTGGCTTGATAGTAGTTCAATAAGCTTATTTCGTCGTCGGTATTTACGATAGAAGAACTCCAATCAGTGGAAATTGGAAGACCGAGGATGGACGTGTTTTTGTATTGCATGTATCGCAAAATCACGTCGGCATCTTGGAAATCGAATACACCGTTTTGATTGATGTCAAGAACAGAGGGTGTTTGCACCACTGCCGAAGGATTGGTACTGACATTGAACTCGCCGGGGTCAACCGTGCAAATGATTTGTTTCTCGAAAATAGTATGCTGGCTCTTGAACTCCAAATCATACTCATAGGTGTAGGTATTGACAGGATTGTAGAACAACCCGTCAAACACAGACCCCGAGGTCATGATAATGATTTTCCCGTTCCGATAGAAAACATTTCCTACATGAAACTGGTCACGAAGGTTGTGAAGATTGTAAATGTACGCCTTTCCCGTAAGGTCGTCCAATCTCGTGTCGGAACTCTGAGTCGTTTCAATGTTGATGCTTCGGTTGTTGTCTGCCAAAACCATAGGAGCGCCTACAACCATAGACTCGTCGGCAATAGCAACATCATATCCATAATCACGATACGGACTCAGATACTTCTTCTTTCGCTGATAGACATTGGTAATGCTCCACACACCCGAGACAGTATTCTTTTGTATAAACATTGCCTGCCCATCCAACAGAGTTTGCAAGTCAGCATTGCAATAGTGCAACTGGTTCAACGTTCCTGCGATATAACAAGAAGTCATGCTATCAACATCAATTTTAGGCACTCCTGCCACGGCATTGGTGCCAAACAAATCAACCGACCATCCCGCTCGGTTATTGTACAGAGTCGTTGGAGTCCCATAAGTTTTCAGAACTTGATACCATCCCGTTGACCCAGAACAACGTTCAAAGATGTAAACCGACCCTTGTTGATACAGCGTGGACCCACTGTACTCGAAGAAATTGCGGTCATACGGCTCTCCGACAATAACGGCATCCCCATAGGTTCCTACTGCTTGACCAAATCCATTGGCAGTATTCATGGTAATGTTCCCGGGTTGAGGAACATACTCAGGATTAAACGTCATTGGCTGGATGCTTAAATCAGGTCGGAAAACAAACGATTGAGACCATACATTGTTTACATACTCAAAGTAATACGCCACGGAGTTTTGAGTATTCCCACAGCCAACCACTAAACTGTAGCTGTTTGGACCATCGTACTTGTTCAGTTTCAAACTAAACCCAAACTGGGCTTGGGGGACGGCATTAGTCGGGTAAATCTTCTGATACAGAGACCATGAGTAATTGTTTCCTGTGGTCTGGTTCTTGTACAAATAAACAACCCCAGTGTTCCCATTGTAGTAGGGAGACCCAATCGCAATCCAGTCTCGGTTAATAGAAACCGCCATTCCGAATGAACCCGTCTCTACAAAAGAGGAATACAAATCGGGGTCATCAATGGTAAATGCAGCAGCACTTGCGCTATTGGCAGTCCATACTATTCTGGCCAAATCATAGACCTCGGCCATTGCCCATGATGCTGTAATTCTCGGAATCCCCGTGCCAGAAAAACTACCCGATGTAATGACCGCCTCAGTCATATACGGGCATCCAACTAACAGGTACTTCTCGTACATGTCAATGTCATGCCCAAATCCATTTTCTAAAGATGACGTGTAAAGGTCTTTGTCAATAGCAATATCAAATTCGCTATATTGAGGCTCAAGACTGGAAGATTCAGCACCTATTCTGAAAGAAGAAGAAACAGAACCATTTAGTTCCGTAGTCAATATAACATCCATTTCTCTCCAAAGTTGGTAAAGAGTTCCAACGTAATCATGTTCATCTGTGGACTTATTATAAAGGAATACATCCACAGACCCCGTGTGTTGATTACTTGCAGTCAGGTGATCCCAACGGAGAAAGTCCGGATTAGCAACAGCGACATAATCGCCGTAGGTGGCCACGGCGTAGCCGTAGTTTTCGTTTTTGACGTTTACAAACATAACTCTCGTCTATACATATCGGCAATATGAAATTACACGCCTGGTGTTGTTCCAAAAATAACCAGTTTGTTCAATGATGAATAATAGTTTATACGTTGTACACCACTATAATTGGCTCCACCATAATTGTAGTATGGATTTATTGCATTAAGAGTCCAATTGAGTCCATCGGTTGATGAAAATATGTACCCACCACCATTAGCCAGAGAAAAATACAATCCATCATTGTTCCAAGTCACGGCTGGTAATCCACTATTTACTATCGGAATAACCCCGCTATTGTCCATCCAATCCACTCCATTGGACGAGGTAGCCATCAATCCGCCCTCGCCAACTGCTAAAAACATACCTCCAGATAAAGGACTATACGTTACTCCGAGATAACCGTTTGTGGTAGGAACAGAAGATGACACCGCTACCCAGTTGATGGCATCGGTTGAAGTATAAAGAGTTCCAGTACCACCAGGGCTTCCCTGATTGGTTCTACTTGCTGCCACATAACGTCCAACTCCGTCGTAGGCCATACTATTCAGAAAGTCAGTTGTTCCAACAGACCCAGCCCACCAATCCGCACCGTTTGAAGAAGTCATTATAGTTCCATTAACTCCACACGCTACAAATTTGGTTCCAGTATAAAGAACGTCATACATCAACTCTGATGATGGAGTAATCACTGCATTCCACGTAACACCACCATCATCTGAATATTGAGCGTTATTCGCTGACCCAAGACCAATATAACGACCATTACCATATCCCACAATATATGGAAGATTCACGGAAGAAGTAGAAACAACACTCCAACTAATACAATTTGATGATGTTAGAGCATAGTAAAATTCTTGATTATTGAAAAGTAAAAACCCATTACTTCCGCTTGCTAAATTCTGAATATTTATATAATATTGACTGTATGATAAATCGGTATCCGGAGGTATAACCAAGTAACTACCAGTATTAATAGACCCAGTGGGTGGTCCGGTGATTGACCCGGTGTTGGTTTCTGCGGCTCCAACGATATAAGTGTTTCCGGAGGATGCCGAAACTATCGAGCCTCCGGTTACCGAAAGAGTTCTGTATCCCACGAGTTTCTCGTCGAAAGATTGAGTGAGATCATGACTATCACCATAAACTGTTATGTCTGGTGTAACAGTTGGAGAAGCGGAAGAACTCACACTTCCGTCATATGGCTTTATATCAGAAGACGCATTGGTTGTAAGATATATCGTGGTTGGTCCCGACGATGCGATATACACACTTCCCGAATTACTGAACCCCCCGGTTCCAAATTCATTGGTCGCAGCAACTTGATATGATTTAGTATCTCCCAAAATAACATCCTCATCTGTATATTCGAATGAAGTCGAACTAAGTGAAACTAAATCATTCCATTCCCCACTAATGTCTGAGCATCTCTGGAGCAAAAATCCAGTGTTATCTGTGAGTGCGTACGTCCAATTTACAATTATTTGAGGGGTCATAGATTTAGCAAGTATCTGACAACGCTTTTATCACAATAGTTTCGGGCATTGTGCTTATACCAGTTACATTGTCATTGGTATAATTTCCCGATGGATTATTTATATCTGTACTATCTCCTCTTCCGAACCACCAAATGTTGCTGCCACCCGCACAAGCAATTTCTAAAGTCCATAAATTCGAATCCCAAGACCAGAAAATCCTAGTTATATTATCAAACATTTGCCAATCGTTGTCTGGCCAATCTGGAGCTTCATCAGCAGATACGCTGTTTCCACCTATGGACCTTCCAGTAAAATACCATACCGGAAGAGGAATAACCGAAGAATCACTTCCATTGAAACCCGGCATAGTTGTTGACATTTGATTAAATACTCCATCCCATTCTGGAGATACGGAAGGATTACAACTTGAAGTTGTCATCTGACTTAGCACCGTATCCCACCCGCAAATTTTGTATCCTCCCACAGGAGCGGACAGGAACAATTCCTATATTGCTCCAAGACCCCGTTCCATATTTATTTGTTGGGGCAACGTGATACGAGTATGTTACATACGGCTCAATGGTCATGTCCAAATAGGACGTTTGCGAAGCTGGGGTTGGATAATTTATGGTCCACGTTGACGCCGAGTCCGTTGATCGTTGCAACAGAAACCCCGTGTTGTCCGAGAGGGAGTAGTTCCAAGATATTGATGCAGTTAACATAGGTCAGTTATAAATATGAAATCCTCATCCATTTATGCCAATTAAATCAGGGTTGCCGTGAGAACTGTATTTCCCACTGGTGGACCGTCATAAAAAACGGAGCAAGTATAAGACGACTTTCCCTGTAATACATCATTCCCAAGCACCCGAACCTCTTGGACCTTCGAGAATAGGTTGTTTCCAGCAATCAGATTTCCATTGGCATCGTCCACTACAACAACATTATCATCAAACGCAGTGTCCTCGAAAATAACACTCCCCGGGGAGATTTTGTCTCCCATAACGGAACGGGGTATGGTAAACATTCTAAACCTATCCGCCAAATATCGGTTTGTTTTACTCAACGGGAAATCAATGTTCTCCATCCCAAAGATTTCAGTTGGGTTATGATACTGATTATAGAATGCACGAAACATCTGATTGTAAAGGAGTTCTTTATACGTCCCCGTATTGAGGTTTTTCTCGGCGGAAGCGGAATTGAAAGTCTTCAAACTTCCAGTGGTTCCCTCTTCATAAACGGCCAAGTCCTCCGTTTGCTGTTCAAGTGCAATGTCGCATTCACGGTTGAGAAGCGGCGTGCCCGTCACGTAATCAACATAGTCGAGAGCAATCTGCGTATCGGGAACGATTACACTTGCCGAGTCCTCTTCCAAAACCAAAGTATCGGGGTTCTGTACATTATACAACTCCCGTGCCTTTGTGGCACGAAACGGAGATGTCATCACATCCGTTTTTTTGAGTTGCTTAAGCATACTGATTACTGTATGACTCTAGCCCATGTAGATTTCCATCCGAGAGTTAAAGTTTGCAAATTTGTTTTCGTTTGTGGTTGGGTGAAAACGCAACAAAATGCTTGGGCATTTCCCCAGTATGGTCGGGAATAAATATCACCCCCCAAATAATAATAAAGTCCAAACCCAACACTACGTATGTTTGTCACATTAGCAGAAGATACATCGAAAGTTGCACGTTTATAAATCACATAACTTCCGGGAATATAAGGATCAAGAACAGGAAATGCCAAATACCCATTAGTACTTCTATCAACGCACGACCCGAAAGGTACTAATGAAGCTGAGTTAGACGAAACGAACATAGAACATCCATAGGAAGAGTATCCGTCCCAACTCGCTACACGACCAGTAGGGTCTAAAACTGGCCATCCCGTATTCCCCCCGTCTGTATTAACGGCACTGGCCATCCAATTATTGCTAAACCCACCATAGAAAAGTTGCATAGATTCTGACATTTCTGTTGTTGTGGAGGGAGGGACTGGCCATCCAGTAATCGTGGGAGTTTTGTATCTTACCGACGTTGGACCGAAGGTTACTTGTAAATCATAAGTCATTCGTAATTGTTGATTTGGCACAACACTGACAGAATTTGGAAGTACTGCTCTGCTAAATACCGCAGTATCGTTTAACGTTGGAGACCATCCAATTCCTACTTCTTTATATGATTGAGTAGCCGATTCAACTGCAAAATCATAAGTTCTACGATGAGTCATAACACTTGCACTTACATATGTTCCTTGATTCCATCCAAGTAAACTACTTGACCCGACAAGAATATATGCACTACTTCTATGTACTTCTCCTTGCAAATGTGTCTGGGAAGTTTTCCAAATTGTGAATGTTTTCCCGCCCGTAAATGATTGACTTACATTCACAAAAAGATTGAGTCCGTCAGAGGGAACAGATAATATCATGGATTGACTATTATCCGAATCTATGATTACATCCCCGATTTGCGCTCGTGATGTATAGGACATAGTTCCATTCGTAAACACGGAGGAGGTAAAGTCAGTAAGCCCAGATGTATCCATCAAATATATCTGTGCTCCCGACTGAGAAATTTGTGATGTACTACTGGTAATACGGTTTGGTCTTGACCCACTACCGCAAATACCATAGGGTGTTAAACTTGCTATAAGATTACCAGCAATAGCATCCATTCCATTGTTAAGAATGAGATTTTTGTTCCATCCATAATCGGAAATGATTACTTTTGTCGTGGCATCTATCACTTGAAGTCGGTAGCGTCCGCACAAGGAAAGATCAATTCCACCGCCTAATGTCAATTCATTATTTTTACTCATATTATTCTTATGCTAATGTTCTTCCCCACGTTTGCCTAAATGTTAGCGAAAGTTGCTGTGTATTGTAAAGAGTCTGTGGCTGGTTAAACACAAAACAAAATGCTTGATATATGGCGCTTGCCGGATATATTCCACTTCCTACATTAACTATTCCAAATCCAATACTTCGTATAGTATTGGAACTAAAATTTGTAGGAGTAATACCCGTCCTGTCGGTCAAATAGCTTCCCGCAGTATAACTAGCTATGCTCGACTGTCCTGCGGCGTTATAGGTAAAGGCCGAAGTACGATTAACAGCACTTCCGAATGGTGCGAGCGATTCTGAATTGTTTGAAACCCATATTGAAAACCAATTGCCTCCACTGGTAATGTAATATGGGTCGAGGACAGCATTAGAATTAACAGAGTTCCCATTAGTATCTACCGTAGAGATTAAAAACGATTGTAGAGATTGAGTTCCAATTGAATTTGGAAACCATAGTCCAATAGATGCCGTTGCATATATTGAAGATGTTGGTTGCCACGTTGCCTGCAAATCATATATTAGTCTTAGCTTAAACCCTGAAGACACAAGAATGGGGGTTGTCAAAATTCGGCTGAACACAGTAGATGCTCCACTACTCGCCCATCCAATTCCAAGTTCGTTATACGATGATGGACTATTCTGAACCGGAAAATCATATGACCTTCGGTGCGTTACCGAATTGGCAGATACCGTCGAACCACAGTTACCCGCTCCTACAAAATAACTGTTGGAACGTGAAATTTCGACTTGGAGACCTACTTGAGAAGTTTTCCAAACAGTAAATGTTTTCCCGGGAGAAAACGTATAACTAGGAGATACTTCCAGATGTGTCGCATCCGTTACACTGGTAATTATAGATTGACTTCCATTGGAATACGCAATCATATCCCCAACTTGAGCCAATGATGGATAGGCATCAAATGCTATGGTAAAATCTGTTATATCTCCACTCGCGTTAGATAGATAAACCGTAGCTCCGGATTGAGAAATTTCAGAAACACCGCTTCCTTGGCTATTAGGACGTATTCCCACTCCGTTAATACCGTACGTCATCTGATCAGCAATGGATGATGCGGCCAAATGGTCCATCCCTTGATTCAAAATCAAATTTTTTCCCTCGGCCTTCCACTCAATTTCTTCAGTCTTGACATTGACAACTCCCACTTTGTAATAGCCTTGAAACTGCTGTCTTATTCCTGTTTGAAAATCTCTGTTCATATATTTCCTTTTCTGTACATATTTTACGGATAGCTTCCCGATATACTTCCTGTTAGAAAACCTACAGTAAATGTGGCAACGGGTTCAACCTGAAATGCGGGCGTCACAACAAGCGTTGTATATCCGCTGTCGAACCCACTATCAACGGATGCTGTCTCGTTTCCTCCATAAATCGGTATGATAACATCGAAAATGTATCCGCTGTCGAACCCACTATCAACGGATGCTGTCTCGTTTCCTCCATAAATCGGAATAATAGTGTCGAAAATGTATCCGCTTTCGAACCCATTATCAACGGATGCTGTCTCATCCCCATACGTCGGAATAACAGTGTCGAAAATGTATCCACTCAAAAAAGATGCGAACGTGGAAACAATTGGTTCTATTGTTGAAGTGTCTCCATAATTTCCAAATCTCAAAGAAAGATCGGAAGATGCTGAATCATGCATTGAAGCTACTATTATAGTATCTAACACAGTGAGTAAAGCCGTGTTACTATCCACACTTCTTCCATATGCATTAGTAACATGTACCTTATATGTCCCGGCATCTGAAAATTGAACATTGTTGATAAACAATGAAGACGTAGTTCCGTTTATGGTGTTACTTCCTGTAATACGAGAACCATCTACCAAATAAGTGCTCCCAGAAATCCATTGATAGGTCAACGGCAAGGCTCCACTAGCAGTTACCGAAAACGACGCCGTAAATCCTTGATAAACAATTTGATCCTTCGGATCAGTTACCCATAAACTGTCTATGGTAGGGCAATCGTTACTTGAGCTTCCCGGGAAAATAGCATTTTGATAGCCCGCCCCAGAAGGGAATGTCCGCACTTCTTGAACCTTAGAAAACAAGTTGTAGCCCGCAATGAGATTCTGATAACCGTCATCAAAAATCGCCACATTGTCATCAAACAAGGTATCGAAGAATTGGACGCTTTTAGGCTGTATTTTATCCCCGAATATAGACCTCGGGACGGTAAACATCCGAAAGTGATCGGAGAGATTCCGGAGGGTTTTACTTAACGGAAAATCAATATGCTCTACACCAAAGATTTCCGTGGGATTTCGGTAGGTGTTGTAGAATGCATTCTCAATTTGACGATGAACAAGCGTCTTGTAGGTGCCGTCCGAATTTCGAGGGTCGGAAGCTGAGTTGAATGTTCCTGACCCTGTTATGCCTTCTTCGTATTGAATAAGGTCTGCGTCTTGCTGTTCAAGAGCAATATCGCAATCTCGGTTTAGTATGGGATTCCCCGAATTGTAGTTAACGTAATCAAGCGCAATATGAGTTCCATCCGGATAGACAGCAGCCTCAGTAATGAGAGAATCGGGGTTCTGGGTGTTGTATAAATCACGAGACTTAGCCGCAACGAATGGCGTCGTCGAAACGTTCTGGTGATTTATGTGCTTGATCATAGTCTAACTATAAATAGACTCACGCCATATATTTGAGGACAATGGATGGGTCTTTTCTAATGTCAGATTCCCACAATCGAATCACAGAAATGCCTCGATTTTTCGCAATTTCATCCTTAATCTTATCATTTTCCCGAACAGAATTCACTTTCTCATAATGATTTGATTGGCAAGGATTTCCATGCCAAAAATCTCCGTCCACTTCGATGATTAGAGGTTTCCCCTTTATCTTAAAGTCGTAGGATTTACATATTCCATTTTCTGCAATGAAGTATTGAAAATGATATGGGATTCCCGCTTCATCCAGCTTATCGGCAACTATTTTTTCCAATCCATTCATTTTGCGGTGAGAGAATATTTTTCGAATTGCTTCAGGCGTATGCGTTTTTCCATACATTCCATTTTTCTCCCCGACTAGCAATCCTATATGAGATTTAGACAGTTTGCCTTTGGTCTCGTTTGTGTGATGTTTACCAAAAAATGGATGATTCTTGGGATCGGCAAGTCGTTCTATTTGAAACTCCGACATTTTCTGTTTTGATTCTTCGGTATGTAGTTTTCCTACTCGTGGCTCCCATCCATTGGCATATTTCTCTTTTCGATTGTCTGAAAGTTTTTTCTTGGTTTCATCGGACATTGGACCTTTAACTATCCCTATACGAGAGGAAGAATAATGTTGTCTTAAACATTCGCCGGGGCAGGCTTTTCCTTTGACTGGTTTGTGGCATACTGAGCACAAGTTCCATCCGTGAGTTTCAAAATCTTCGATGTGCTCCCCGATATACTCTCTGTAATCTTTCTGATGATACAGTTTTAAGTGTCTTGCCAAATGCTTTACAAGCATTTCCTTCCCATCTAATCTACAAATAATAATGTCGCTCATATACCATAAGTATCGAGCGACATATCCAAAACTCACTTTTATTTACACTTTTACATCAAAAATCCAACCGTACTTTTATAAGTAATTCCTGATCAAAAGACTTAACCGCTGGTCTGCTTAGTTTTGCCACAGCAACAAGTTCATTGCTATCGTTGTACAGTCCGACAGTCGTAACGTACGTTCTTGGATCGGTAATGAAGTCCGCATTGTATATTTGACCTTTTGGATGCACATGGTCAGTCCCATCGTAAACATAGGTCGGGTTGTTACTGTAATTGAAGTCACGGTTCATTACACGGACGAAGTAATGACGAGCGGGAACGTATTCCGACTTGCGGACATTCATCAATTGGCCCTGACAAATGTTCATGGACTCGAACAGAGTCTTGTGGTTGTAAGTATAGTTAATATTGCCCGGAATTGAACCCGAGATATATGGCCATGAACCATCATCACACGGACCATTCGTCCCTGCACCTACTCCCGAACCGCTGGTAATTCCAAGCTTGTTAGCCAAGAGGGCGGCGTTGAGGACTACGATTCCAACCTGTGGATAGAATAGTCCAATACCTTCATATGTGGGACTTCCGAATGGAGCATTCAAGCTTCCAGTCACAAGCTGATAGACGTACTGGTTCTGAGTCGAATAAATGGAGTCGTCAATCAGAGTGACAAGTCCAGCCGAACCGCTGAAATTAAGTTGCAGCAAACCCTCGTCAATTCTGTCCTTCATCTTGTAAGCTGAGAAATTGATTACCCATATGTCTTGGGCTGTAACTGTGGTACTAGCACTGGTCATGGAAAACATTCCATTGGACGTGGCATTCACATCCGAATTGGACAAGAGAATGTTTTTGTACTGGGTGTAAATCGCCTTGGTAGGAGAGGTTTCAATACTCGCCGATTCAACCGGGAATGACCCGCTTCCCAAATCTCCATAGAAGTTTCCGTATGCGATGGAGAAATAAGGGTCGTAGTTGACGTAGGACGATTGGTCTGGAAACACATTCAGATAATACATCGTATATCGAATGTCATAGAATGACGTTCCATATGATGGCGTGCCCGACGAGCCGGTGATGCGCCAAAAGTCATCGTTGAAATTTCCTTGATCCCAGTCTGGCGAACCATCGGGCCAAAACCCACTTGCAATACGGGTCACACGCCCAGCTACAACGTCCTTATTTGGGTCGAATTGATTGAATATCATATATTTACTGAGATGTTGGTGGAGGAACCGTCACGGTGACTTCAATCGAAGTGCTGCCCCCCGATTCATTTCCGATGATTGTTAAGTTGGTTGTCGTTGTCTTGTTCAATCCACTATTTGGAACAAAACGGAAACTGTTTCCTACAACGACTTGGGCGCTTGCGATATTGATGTCACCGGCAAATGTCGGCACGGTGTTGGCCACAGAGTTTATTGCATTCGTCTGCTGAACTATGAGAATACCGACGTTCTTATTTCCGAGGATAGCCGTGTATCCCGCTTGCAAGTTGTAGGCGGGGTTAGTCGAGGGATTGATGATAATGTCTCCCGTATAATCTTTCGTCACGAGAATCTTGTCTTGAGAAATCGTGATGACTGGAATAGACGTGACACCTTGGTTGAGCGTGACGAGTTTGTACTTCATCACTTGTGTTTCGTCAGTCAACGGCTCAAAAACTGGGGTATTACGCAAGGCAATATCGTAGAAGGCGCTACCATTGGGGTGGTTCGGCTGATACAGCGTGTAGTCAATTTCGTCATCGGCCAAGGCGAATGACGTAATGTTCAGGTTGCCGTTCTGCGCCAAAAGCTGACGACCCTTTTGGGTGAGAATTGCATCAACCGTGATAGTTTCCGAATCAATATATGCCATATGTTTTTATAAAATGTTACTCATCTATAAGTATTAGCGAGTAGCTGGTTTTTAGTGGTAAATTACGTTGTCCGACTTGATAAGGTCAATGTTCGTGACCTGAGTTGTCTGTACAGGGTCGCTTCCGTCGCTAATTCCCGTTAGACCGATGGTCGTGGCAGCAGTTTGCATCCCCTTTCGATAGGAAGCAGAGGTCACGGTGTTTGCCACGAGACCATAAGTCGTGAACCTTTCCAAAGCAAAATACCCTCTCTTGTGAGTATAGTGGTTTCTCGGGTATCCCCGAACGATTTCAAAGTACGTTCCATCGTCCCGATAAATTGGTGTATTCATCAACTCAGCATATTGCTCGGGGGTCATCGGGAAAAATGGAGACGGGATAACAAATGGATGAAATGACGGGTCTCCCCCGTAAACCGGGAATCCCTCAAAAGTAGAAGCGAGGGGATTGTATCGCAACACGTAATTGTTGTATATCGTGTTCGGGCTATCTTTCCAAGTGTTTATACTGTGGCTCCATTGATTTGTCTGAACGTCGTGAAAGTCAATCGGAGATGGCGTAGCATCTGTCGTGGAAGCTGTATAGACGCTATTCAAAAAGAATGTATCATTTACTATCACGTAGTCATACAAATAGATGGAGTTGGTAGAATAGACGTTTGCCTTCGGGCTGTCGGGAACGGTGTAATTGATCGTGGCCGTCAATTGTCGAACGGAACTGCTCAAGATTGAAAATTGAGACGGATTGTCAGAGCGAACATATGACCCCGATTTGGAATATATCGTGTACTTTTTCCATCGCTTGAGAAGGAACTCAGATCGCCCATAAATTGGGTGTGGTTCCTTGAACATGTTGAAGAAAATTTCTCCATTCATAAATCAATTCCTTATACTGGGCAAGCCAATTTGGCTATCCATGCCGTTCCTGACAGTGGAGACCATACACGGAGAATTGCGTATGGAGTTGCCGTTGTCTTGGTGAACTGCGCTGTTCCACTACCCGGAGATACAATCGTCTCAAAGAACCCAAGAGCGTTCAATGCGTTTCTATAAGTAGTGGTGTTAGCTCCTCTCCAGTATCCTTCGGGATTTATTACAACAGCACCATCATAAATAACTTGGAATCGGTCGGGGATAGTATAAGCGTTGAAAGTCAACACGACAGTTCCCGTTCCAGAACCAAGCTGAACTGGATAATCCCTGTAATATGGGGCTAGAACTTGGTTTCCAGAAGGACTGATAGCTCCCCCGCAAGGAAGTGTTGGAATTACAGGTGGCAACGGAGTTGGGCAACTCATCGTGAAACTGCAAGTCGTATCGAATAGGTTGTACACATTGACTTTGGTGATATTACCGGGAACTGTCTTATTAAAGTAAATGGTTCCCGTTCCGTTCGTATCCGCTTGGACGACATTGCTGAAAGATGCCGACAATAACGCAGGAGGAGGCACGCCGTAAGGAATCAATGCATTATTAATCGTGTCAATCATCGTTTGGTCAACGAGAGGCTGACTTAGCCATAAAGTGTCTAAATGAGGAACGTTATCAACCGTAATTATGTAGCGAGATGCACTCACTGATACGTTATAACTGAACGTCACTGGCGATTGAATATTTCCAAGAGAGTAAACGTACTGCTGTGAGAATAGCTTCTGGCCAAAGTTTCCACCCGCAAAAGATTGTGAGTAAGGCCCAACACAAGTATCTGGAATTATTGGGGCGATAACATTGATGTAACTATAACTAATATGCGTATCCAAATAAACGTTAGTCGTTCCCACAGGATGTGCGGAAGATTCCAATTTCACGGTGTAATAGCCGGGGTCAATGTACGTTATAGATGGGTTAACTGTTGTGCTTGTTATAGAACCCGAACCCAAATCCCAAAGGTAAGTGTCGGCGTTGGTACTGAGATTAGTAAAGTCAACAGTCAACGGAGCTAGTCCACTCTTTGGAGTGGCATCGAAATCAGCCGACATGATATAGGAAACCGCAGTAATGTAATAGAGGCGGGTCTTGTGGAGACCATATTTTCCATAGTAACCTGTCAGTGCCACAGTGTAAACACCGCCCTCGTCGTAAGTATGTCTTGGGTCAACGTCGGTGCTAGTTCCTCCGTCCCCAAAATCCCATTGATATGTGCTTGCACCAAACGAGAGATTGGAGAAGGTGACATGAAGTGGTGCATATCCATACGTTACGTCTGACACAAAATCTATTATGCGAGTAGGAACTCCACCCGCAAAATGCCCATGCTCGAATGGGTCTGATAGGTCTTGGATATAGTTTCCACCATAGTTAACGGGATAATCTCGAATCGGAAGTGTGACATATCCCAAATTTAAGTCCATTGATTGTGATGAGACAATCTCTGAACTTATCTTCACCAATGATGCGCTGTCGAAAGAATAATGACCTACTGAAGCAGTCTGAGCAAAACTCATCTCGGTTGCTATAGACTTCATCTGATACTTCGGGCGTTCCAAAATTGTTGGTTCAATCACAACTCCAAACAAAGCATTCGTGCGAGCGGGGATGACATTCTTGATGGCATCAAATACTGAGCGGTTGAAATACAGCTTGTAGGTCGTCAGTATTTCATTGAACAGAGTTCGGCTACCGCTGTATTGATTGCGGTCCTCGGCATACTCTTTTCGGAAGAGTCTCAGGGAGTCGTAGCTTTCCGAAAACTCATATCCGGGGTCTCCGATAGCATCCATGAAATCAAAGTTACCGAAGTAACGAACGATGTCACGGTTCTTGAAATCTTGTGGGTCAACGAAGAATCCCACTTGGTTTGAGTCGGGTGCCGTGGCGCTTGGGTCAACATAGGTGGAACGGTCCAGATTGTCGAAGCGGGTCTCTACGGATTGTGATATGAAACGAGTCTTCTCATTTCGGAACCTGTTTGGACCATATTTGGAAATACCCCAAGTACTTGGATAATCAAGGGCTTTGAATTGGAATGGATATACCGATTGAGATACTGGACCACACGGCCCCCCGACAATTTCCGTTGAACCTGACCAAGCCATTGAACTCACGATGTAGTCCACATTGGCGTTAGGTTCGGCGTACAAAGTGTTCAACTTGGTGGATGAAGATATGGCGAAGTAAGGGTTTCCATTGACCCACCTACCCGTTTCAAGCTGATTGACCGGATAGTCCGTATGCATACGAAAGTAGAGATTCTCGTATGGAATGGAACCTGTACCACGAAAACTGTAGGCGCTGAAATTATTGGTGTAATCTTCTACGTTGGAATCGGGAACTGGGTCTCTCCACACTTGGAACTTATCGAAGCATCCCGTGTAACCTTGCCCGTTGTAGTCGGCGAACCATCCACCAATTTTAAGATGACCACCTTGTCCAAATCGAATGTTCGTATTTACATCGTAGCAAATAGCACTTGAACTTAAGCTGATGATTTGGTTTCCAGACTCATTGCGCTTGATAACGAAATCATATTTGGCTGGAACGGCATCATAGTTGGGGTCAAACTCAAACCCGGCGTCTGGGAAATTCCGACGAAGCATTACGCTATAGATATTTCCATCAAAGATAGGGAACTCTTGACTGTACATTTTGAATGCCTCGGCTCCACTATATCCGATTCGGAAGAACAGCTTGCCCGTATCTTTCTTCGGGATGCGAATGAATCCCACTGCCCATTCACCCGAACCGCTTTGTGAGGTTCGGCTTATATCCTCCACCCGACCAAAGAGGACTTGCTCTTTGCCATAGGTATATGGTCCTGCCCCGTCTATGCTTATTTTGAAGAGATAAGTGTGAGAGCCAGTCGGGAGTTGTAAATCGTACGAGTCGTATCTGGAAGACGTATCCCATTGTCTCATATAGACACGCTCGTAGAGGGTATAGGAAGCCTTCGGGTCATCATAGGTTACTCCACCGTATTCTCGGACGCTGAGAAGGACGTTGGGTATGCCATAACATGCTAAGATGAGGTTAACTGCTTCTTCTGTTCCCTTAGTTTTGAAAATCTGAGGCAGAGTGGTAAGGATACGGTTACGAACCGTCTTCAACCTATCCTCTGCGGACATACTATTGAGACCAGCCATCTGGTCATTGGTGAGGTAGTTATTGAGCAAGTTGGCTTGTTCGAGGGAATCATCAGTCTTCCACCCGAAGGTTTCAAGCATGTAGTCAACTACTCGGCGGGTAAACTCGCTGGTCGGGTCATTGCCAAGTCGTTTTTCCGAAGGCATATTGGCAATGTAAACGTAAATCGTATCAAAGAAGTGACCCACCATTGACAAGAAAATGATGTAATCATCATTGTCGGGGTTGGATAGCACATGCTCGGGGCAGGTATTGATTAGGCTATCACGATTGCCCTTGTCATACACTATTGCAGCCGCATCTTGATCCACAACATAACTTGCACTGACGAACCCACCATCTTGGTAAACATATTTCCCACCGTTGTACAGATAAGATTCATAGCCATCGAAAGTATTAACGATTTCATCCATTTTCCCCTGAATAGTATCGGATTCTTGCTGGTAGTAGGAATAAACACTCCCACTAGCTGCAAGAAACATGGAGGCACGGCCATTCAGTACATCGAGCGAAGAACTCAAACCATACAGAGTTATGGTCTTGTTCTTGAAAATCTTCAATCGCATTTCTATGGACGAGAACACCACGAAATTACTGAACTCCGAGTAATCCACCGACAACTCCCCGATGTTCTTACTAACCGTTAGGTCACGCTCGGTTTGGTCATCCTCCCGCAAATCGTTAGCCGTATAGGATACGTTTGTATTCGTAAGGCTGGCGTTTGGGATTGGTATGGAGAAATTGGGAGGTCCAATTGGATGGACAGTCTGAGATATATCGCTCTTGATGATTGCACTGACCACATATGGGGTCAATGAAATGTTGGATACCCAGCAACGACTTTGAGCCGGGAGATCAATGGGCAACTCATCCTTGAGTTTGACCAGCAGGGTAAGCGGGTCAGAGGGATCAGTTCGCTCATCTATCATTCCGAAACTAAGAATTGGGAGTAGTCGGTTGTCCCCAACGTTCAGTGCGTTTTTGAAGTACCCAAAGTACTTGTCATTGTAAGATGTTCGAATAGCCGTGGAAATTGGAATATAGAAATACTTGGTGAAGTAATCATAGACGAACGCTTTCGCATCCACGTATTCTTGGGACGGATTCGGTCCTGCCGTAGAAAACTTTCGTTCTACTGATGCTGAAACGAAGCTTTGGAACTGATTGTCAAGGACATCGAAGTTAACAATAGCTCTCGAATTCCCCAACATGTAATTGTTGAAATAAGTTCGGATTCCTTGTATGCGAATGAAGTTTTGCGTTACGGTATCCTGTCCCGACCCGGGAACCCCCAGTGTCCGAGAATACATCAATAAGTCTTCGTATATGTTCCTAAAGAACGTCAGAATCAACCCATCGGATGGAATGAAGAACAATGCCTTGATGGTGTTTATTTCGGATGGATAAAGTGGAGCAACTTGGTTGAAAATCTGACCGTACGGACATCCAGTCAAGGATTGAATATACAATGACAGCACGTCATTCATCAGGAACTTATGCTGGCAGAACGCCGTGTATGAGTCATTGGAAGAAGAAAGCGGATAGAGCTTCAACTCTTTTCTTGACGAAGCAATATCCTTGATGACCAGAGGATTTGCGGGAGACCCTGCCATTTCCCGGCTGGTGTTGTACGTGATGAAGTAGCTTCCACTTGGGATACCAAAGGAGGCAGATACTTGGGCGGGAGGATTGACCAGCAATTTATCGGTCTTGTGGAGAATGAAGTCAGGTTTTAGCTCCTGAAAGGAATAGGTAACAACCGTGTTTTGAGTGTTGAAATATGACGACGTTATGTTGTCGTAATCTTTCGACATGTAAATGGTATCCCAACCTATTTGAGTTTGGCTTCTATCCCAAAGCCCCATTTCTACCACGTCCAATTCCGAGAGTCCAAACCACATGTCTGGTTTGAACCCATCCACGAACATAACGTACTCCGTTGGGTTCAGGTAAGAACCCGTGTTCAAACTGCTTGAACTGTCGGAGACTATCTGGTATGACGTGTAGTCCATGTTATATCTTCTGGTTTGGCTGCTGTCGTGTTAGCGGGGCGTATGGGAACGTATCCGAAAAGTTGGCATCTATTCTGCCTTGACCGAGGGCTTTTCGGAGTTCCAAGATGACTTGTTTTACCACCTGCGAATCCGAGGCATTGCTTACAGTGTTGTTCTGAGCAATAACGTTATCCAACTGACTCTTTAACCCGGTGTTCTCCTGTTGAATGATGTTCAACTGCTCCGTCAGCGCATCTATACTGGACGTAGGTTCGGCTGACCCCGTATCTGGTACAAACTCTACAAAAGTGGGGTCGTAAAACTTCTTGATTTTGGCATTATTATAAGCCACGGTTGTAAGCGGCAACGCCAGATAAACCTGTGAGAAGTCAGCCGAGGAACTGTTGAAATACAAATTACCCACGGCATCGAATTTGTATTCGTAGGTTCCAGCCTGCTGAAATTGCTGAATGTCGGTAGAGAAGTCAGCCATAATTTACCTTGTAATCTTGAATGTTTTACCCGTATCAATCGTATCAATTTGATTACCATCTTCAACCCGAATAAGAACTCTGTAATATCGTTCTTGAGGAAGACTTGTGGTATCCACGAAGAAATAATTTCCCTCGGGATATGCACACGATATTTGTGTGAACGAGTCGAAATTGACCACAATTTCGTCTGTTTGATTGTCTTTCAACGCCCAATAGGACGTTACTGGCAAAAACTCAGGAACAAGATACTGCTCTTGCTGAGTAGATATTCCGAAATATTTCAACGGAAATTTCTTCCGTCCAAATACTCCGATTTTGATGATGTCCCCCGCTTTGTATTCGGGTTGCAGATTGCTAATATTGATGCTGAACGGTCTCTCTACATCGAGTGGGTAAAGCGAACTTGATGATATAGTTACACTGCTGGTGTAAGAAAAACTCGAAGTGTAAACACTCCCCGTCAATTGAAGGTTTACCGTTCCACCCAACATTGGACCATCAACAAATTGCCCATAGTAGCTTGCGCTGTACGAGCCACTGGTATTATAAACCCCCAAGAGAGGTCCATAAACATATGGTCCGTAAAGATACGCTGTGTAGTAGTTTCCATACAATGCAGGGAAATTGACTACAAAGGTTTCTCCCTGTAATGCCGACGCATTCCATGAACCTGTCAGTGACCCGAAGATTATTCGGTAGTTTTCATAGTATGCGAAGAACGAACTCCCGCTGAAAATCCCACCGCTGAACGTTCCGCTCATTAACTGAACGGTATGAAACTTACCGCATGACGAGGTTATGACAGCCGTGGAAGGAATTGGAAGGCTTGTCCTCCACCCCACGTCATCACCGCCCCATATGTAGTACAAACTGTCAAACGCATACGGGGTAGGGTTACAAAACTTGTTGTTTGCCTGTGGAGGTCTGTCCCACCAATTTCCTCCCCAACCTCCCCCGCAAGGTGTCGCCCCACACCACGGAGAACAGTTGAAGATTTGTCGTACCATGTTTCCGTATGGCGATTCATTTGGAGACGTTGGGTATGAATAATGCCATTCGGTTGGCAGCGTAACTACCATAGTTGTCGCCCCGATTACTCCAAACGCAGGACCGATGATCGGAACTCCTGTTATGTTTCCTGAAATTCCCGCCCCGAAAATGAATCCATCAAACGAATAGGACGCCGAATCGTAATACTGTCCCGACCCAGTTCCCATCAAAGAGATGGCAGGAGACAGCAAGTATCCCGTGAATAGGAAGATTGACTCCGTAGGCATGATTACGGTTCCACTTATGAATACATCAATCAAAGTTCCAGCTACACTTCCCGTGGACTCAGTTGGAACTCCATCAATAGACCCCGAGAAATAGTCCGCAACGAAGTTGCCGCTTCCCGAGAACGTTCCATAAATGACATCGGCAATTCCGTAGAATGAGCCAGTCAAGCTTCCCGTGAATTGTTGTACTAACTCATTGCAGAAAGGAGTCATATCACCACTCTGAGTGATGTAATGAGTCCCAAGGGTCAAAACGGTGGAAGCCGTAAAGTTTCCGTGAACTCCACCTATTGCATTGAGCCACGAGCCACTATCCGTCACCGTCATGGATGAAGCTGATACTGTGGAGGTTTGAATACTCGAAGTGAAAATACTTCCCGTAACAAACTGCCAATCATTCCCCCATGCCACATCTAGGACTGGGGAGTAAATGGTGTTGGTATCTTCGCTGAAATACTTGAGCAAGAATCCCGACCCTGTTGGATGAAATTCATCCGAAGAGATGATAAGGAACCCATAGTTCGGAAGACCCGCAAGCCATTGGTTGACAATTGGCGTTACGTCCATGTTGAGGTCTGCGGACTTGTATCGGAAACTCTGCGTGCAATAGGATGGAATGAACGATGACCCCGTTACTGCCCACTCAGAACCACCCGAATAATCACGATAGACCCAACTTGCACCTTCGTCCGCACCCCCGTCAGAAGCGTATCCCTTCCCCATGACCCAACTCTCACCGATTGGTGCAGCGTAAATTGTGTACTCAACGGGGAGTTGGTACTCATTGCAAATCTTTACCTTCAAATGGAAAGATGCACTGACAATGCTTCCCGTTGCAATAGCTTGGGCAATTGCCGTTAAATCAAACTGCAACAGGGCACGGTCTTTGTAGGCGGCAGTCGTGAACTGACGGTTTCGTTCAAACCGAGTATCCACGCCCGAGCCAGTGCCGTAGAGGCATATGGTTTGTCCATTCGTTATGCTCCCCGTGAAATCTTCCACATCAAATGAACTGGTGAAGAATCCGTTGGCGCTTCCCGAAAGAGTTGCACTTGAACTTTCCGAAGTTCCAATTATAGACCCTGTGAACTGCCCCGTGAAATCCTGCACTCCAATGTGATTGAATACTTGATTGACATAGGTATAGTCTCTGGTAGGGCTTATGTACCCGACAATAGAGTTGTCGGTTCCCACTTGAAGGATTTCGTCAACGCCAAAGTTCTTCACGTCCAACCCTACGGGTCGGTTGGTGATATACGTGTCTTGTTGTGGAAAAATATAGTGATGCATTCAGCCTCTCAGTCTTTGGAATTTTTTAGATCATAATAACTTTTCTTCCCACAATCCGAATATACGATCCGGCTGACTTCTATATCTAAAAATTTCTTTGATTTGTCAATAAACTGTTTTCCTTCCCCGGGGTTTACATATGCCAAAGTACAATGAGGATGATAATCGGGGTGCTCGTCTTCGTTGGGCAATTTACTAAATTTCTCGTTTAGTCGTTTCAATTCTTCTCCGTTTATATCCATTTTAACAACGTCAAAATCATCATTTTCAAATACGCTTACCCCTTCGGCATTGATAATAAATGGAGATACATTTTCCAGAAACTCTTTCATTTCTTCTCGTGTATAATGCTTAGTCAATCCAAATTTAATAGTAACGTGTGGGTCGGTTTCTCTTCCAAATTCTTTATCTTTATTATCATAGATAACTTCGTCCCCGATAATAGATTTGTTGAACTCTAATATTTTAGATTTTTGATTTCCATCAATACATGCCATAACACACCCATATTCTCGGGGTTTGTTTTCCAGTATCAAATCTCTCAACTTAATCATATCAGATATAAATATCCAACTTTTTGTAATCTCCATTGTTTCAAAGAACCGAACCACGGATGTCACTATCGGGGAATCTGCATTCCCAGATTGAAGGATCAACGCTTGGGTACACTATATTATTTTTAGTTGCTGCCGCTATGTCATATTGCACCGGCGAGTAATCTCCGTCCAAAGCGGTCTTGTTATAAATATCAACATTCACTACCGATTGCACACCGTCAATTTTAGCAATCTCAAGTTGCAACTGACTCAAATTGATTGGTTGCGAGAAACTCCAATTGTCAATGTTGAAGAAGTCCTGCACAGTCGAGATACAGTTGCTCAACACGTCCTTCTTGTTGAACCCTTTGTAAACCGTGATGGTGAAGTTCACTCCAATGTTAATGACGTAACCATCAATGACGTTCACGCCATCGGTAATCATTCGGAATTGTTTGAGATACGTAATCAAATTCGTTATGAGAGCCGGATTCGACCGTGTTAACTGCTTGTTGGCATTGTAGCTCAAAATGTACACGTTGATGGCAAATGGGTTCGTATTGTCGTAAGCGATACGGCGGAAGAAATTGTTGTCACTGTTGTCAACGACTTGAGCAATGTTATTCTGGTCAACTATTCCTACGAGAATCTTGTTGACTCCCACCTGTAGGCTTGTGTCCGAAATGACTTGGGCTTTTGCTATGGCTCCAAACTGAGCGGGAAGAGAATAGATTCTCACCAAATAGTCTCCCTGAGTGACGGTTCTGCTTTGGGCGGCAAAGTTCGCCATTGCATTCAGTCGAATCTCTTCGTCTGTATCCGCATCTTTTCCTCCCGTGCATGGGGAAGGATTTTCAACGGCGAGGGAATTCTCCACCGTTTGGAGCAAAGAGATTTGCTCGGGCAACAAACCCTCCGAGGGATTATCGAACACGGCGGTTACGACATCCCGAATTTCACCGGCTTGACAATTGGAATTGAGTCCACCACCAATCAGATACCGAACTGTAAGCGTAGTGTTCTGTGGAGCAATACCGAAATTCTCATTCTTCAAGAAACTACTTGGGTCTAGCGGAATGTTGACCTCGTTTATGTTTCTCATTCCATTTCCAATCAGGTCGGAATCAAACGTGACGAGTTCGTCGTCAACACCATTGATGCCCGCACCAAACTGAATGGTCGTAAGGTTGTTTTCATCCACCGTAGTAATGAACTTGCGAGAGGTCTTGAGATATTTCAAGATGTACGGGACGGAATCCTTGTACTGTGACAGAGAACCTTCGTATTGGGCATCATTGGGAATGGCCACAGGAACCATGCCTTGAGCCAAATAGTCCACTTCATACCATGTATTGTTATCGGAGTCCACGATGTCAAGGACTTGGACGACGTTGGTCTCCGTAAGTGGAATTGTGTAGTAAGGCAGTGGATTTCCGACTACAACGTCCCGAGAGATTATCTGCCCCGAACTCACCGGACCTTGCTTGGTCAGCAAGAAGAACATCGGGGTGCCATCCTCATTCCTCGAATAAACTTGATCAATCCGTGGGGACAAAGACGAACTTACCGAGAAATCAACTGCCGAAGTCAGAATGTAATATGACCCGTTGGTATTGGAGAATTGGGAATTTTCCTTGACCGTAAGCATGTAATTCTGGTCGGGTTGAAAATTGCCCGAACCATCGCCTACCGATGGGCAAAGCTGCTGTAGGCTCACTACACCCGCTGCTGCCGTCACTGGCTTGATTTTGTATCCCAAATACCGTGCTAGACTGATAATGTTCTTACGCTCCGTGGCACTTTGGAGAGTCGTCTCTTTGAAGATGTAATCCGTGTAATAGCTCAGAACATCTCCGACATAGGCTGCTTGTTCAATGAACATCATGCCGGGGGCGGCGGGGGAAAAGTCCTTGTAGGTGTTTGGGTAATAGACCTTGGCAAAGTTAATGAGGGCATCCCTCAACGAAGAGAAATCTCTGTTGATGTAGCGAATATCCTTGGAATTCGGCTGAAAACTTTTCTGTGTAGTTGAACTCATTATTTTCCTCCCACAACATTAGTCCATTGTTTATTTACAACATCGTATCGCCAAAATCTTTTCGGATTCAGGATTTCTACTATTTTGTTTTGTCTCACTAAATCTCTTTCCTTT